TTCCGATCTTCGTCGTCCCAGTAAAACGGGGCGATGGTGGCCTGTTTGCAATACACGCCGATGATAGACGGGTCGGAGGTGCTGGTGCTGGTGATGGTGGCATAGTCATAGGCAGAGACGATGGAGCAGTGGGCCACTGCGCTGTAGCTCCCGGTCTTCTCCCATCCGGCAAGGCCAGGCCCGGGAAGCTCGCTCAGCGTCACGGTTGTCATCGTGGATGAGTAGGCTGCCGACTTGGCATAGATGTTTGACTCGCTCAGCGTCCCACCGCTTGGCGTCAGATAGCGCAGCTTGTAGTAATAAGCCTTGGTCGTCGGATGTACATAGACGCCGATGATGGAGGGGTCAGAGGTGCTGGTGCCGGTACACCGTGCATAGTTGTCTTCAGCGTTGATGGCGCAGTGAGCTCCATTGACGTAGCTCCCAGACTTGACATAGGACGTGTTGCTGGGCTCCGGGATGGCGCTCAGCGTCACGGTAATATAGCCGGCTGTGCTTGTAGCGCTGTGCAGCGAGCTGGTCTCCAGGATGGTCCCGGTGGACTCCACGATGTAGCGATAGCGATAATAGTAGGTCGTAGGGGACTCGACGGCGGTCACAGTGATTGTCCGGTTGCCGGTGCAATCGATCTGCTCCTGAGACGATGCGCCGTAGACAGAGACAGAGCCGTTTGTCACCGTCGCAAAAGCGAAGGTGCTGGTCCCGTTGCTCCAATAGAGCGTGCCGCTCCAGGATAGGCCGGTGCCGGACATCGAGACAGACGTAACCTTAACACCGGAGCTGTAGCTGATACGGCCCGAGCCGTTGTAGTTCGTGGCGGTGTTTCCGTTGCTAAAGGTAATCGAGTTTACGACGGAAGGCATGGACACCGTCAGCGTATAGTTCGTCGGCGCGGAGTACGTCGGCGTCAGCGTTATGCTGCGGCCGTCCCTGATAGAGATATACGGGTCGTTGCCGAGAGTCCAGCTCCCGCTTGGATTTTCGGTCGTAACGGCGATCGGGTTGCCGTAGTTGGTCGAAAACGTAACGTCGCTATTGGCGTTGATCCATGCGTTACCGCTGCTGGGCAGATCGGTCAGAGACACCCGCCTGCCGCCGCCGTAAAACGTTTTGGGGTAATAGTCGTTGGATGCGTGCACCGTAACGCTGTAGATGCCGGTACCTATGTACAGTGACATAGTCGCCACCGGTCGCCACCCCCTTACCCAAACACCGCCGAGCCGCCGGCGCAGATGGCCGCCCAGCTGACATAGCTGCCGTTGCTGGTAGGCTTAACGCCTCGGACCGAGAGGGTGACATCCTGATAGGTAATACCCTCCTCCTCGTGGGTAAAGGCGATACTCTGCGTCAGGTTAAGGTAGGCTGCGCCCACGGTATTGGTGTCCACCCGGGACGATGCCGACACCGTCCCAACGTAAAGCGTATCGAGTCGGCTGGACGAGCCGCCGATCGACTCCCCCGCCACCACCAGCTTGCTGGCGTTGAGCGATGCAATGTTGGCGTTGGACACCTGCAGCACGCCGTTGGTGATGGCGCAGCCGCCAATCGTCCCTGCCGTCGCCGTAATCCGCCCGGTAATCGACAGATTGCCCTGCCCATCCACCGAGATGTTGCCGCCGTAGACCTCAAACGTGGACCCCGCATCCATCAGGATCCGGCCGGTGCTGGCAATCTCGATGCCTTCCGTCGTAATGGCCACGCTGCTGCGCTTGGCGTAGTAGTCGTCGGCCACCTCCGCCAGGATCTCGTCGGGCAGTTGAGACACCCGCGAGGACAGCGTCCCCACGTCATCCGACAGCCCCTGCACCGTCGAGACGATACCCTCGGCCGTGATCACCAGCTCCGACACAACCCGGTCGTTAGCCATCTGACGGCGGGCCGTCCGCTGCATGGAAGTGAGATATTGATACTCCTCCTGCGGCTCGTCCCCGTCCGGCGCCTCCAGGTCAGAGGGCACCAGGGCCGAAAGGATGTTAATGTCCTGACTGCAGATGGAGTACTCTCCGTCGTCGATCGTCACCACGTCGCCCAGCTCAGCGGCGGGATCCAGGAATACCTTGCTGCATAAGTAGGGGACGTATGTCAGTCCCTGGATGTGGGCCAGCACGTAGTTCACGCTGGCCTGCGTGCCCCAAAGGCAATCGTACTCCAGCGTGGCCCCGGTATCGTCCCCAGCCTCCAGATAGAGCTTGTCCGACACGTTGCACACCACCCGGCTGTAGGGCGTCCACGACCGGCCCTCAAGCAGCCTGCCGCGCCCCGAGATCCCCGGGCGGCCATAGGCGGCCTGGTAGTCGCTCAGGCACGCCCACAGCGGCACCAGCAGCAGCTCGCCGGTCGGCGACATGTGCCAATTGGCGCCGTACAGCGCGGCAATCCGGCCCAGCACGTCCCGGCAGGTCAGATCGGTGCCGGGCATTGGGACGCTGAAGCCCTGGTCCATCAGCGCGGTCGTCCGGCTGTCCACCGCCACGCCCATGCGCTGGGCGATTTCGGCCACCACGTCCACGTCCGTCTGCGGCCAGGTGCCCACAGCTCCCTGCCCCAAGAAGGGCGCGTCCGCCTTGCGCATGGCGTCCACGCACTCCAGCCGCAACGTGCCAGCAGAGCCGTCCCGGTACCGCCGGGAAACGAAATAGTGGCCCTGCTCCAGCCAGACGTCGGACAAGGAAGAGTATCGGTCACTGACCAGCTTTATCCTGGGCACGATGGGGGCCATGGTGGGGATAGTATATTCAGGCGTCTGCATCACCACGCTCAGCGTGTCCTGCACCGCGCCGCCCACGGAAGGGCCGTCACCCGAAAATAGTGCCCTGCTGGCCCGGATGACGCGGCACCCGTCCACGCTGTGGGAGGTGCCGTCTATCACCAGGTCCTGCGTCATGTAGGCCCAGCCACCGGACAGCCCCCTCATGAGCGACTGGTGGTTCCAGCTCGTCTCCTGCATGCTTACACCTCCACCAGGTCAAAGGCGGTATTGTCCCACCAGGTATCGTTGCCGACTCGGTGCGCCACGGTGCTGCGCACCTTTGTGCCGTAAAACTGTTTTTCCACGACCGTCCCCTCCTCCGGGTCTTGGTAGGCGATGTAGACATACGGCTTGTGGATCGCCACGCACAGCTCATGCAGCCGTTGGAAGGTCAGCCGCACGCACTTGATTGACAGCTTGCGCTTAGTCCCCAGCACGGAGCGGTGCATCGCCGAGGAGTGATCACGGCCGCTCTCCTCGTCGTCGATGTCGTTGTACTCCCAGTCGAAGCCCGTCATAGCCACCACGTCCGTAAAGTTAACTCCGTCAACACGAAACGTTGGCTCGTTAGCGTATGCGATTGCCACCGCGTCACCTCCTTAAATGCCCAGGGCGATAGCCCCGTCCGCCAGCTCCCGGCGCACGGTGCGCCCCAGCTCCTTGCCATCCACCTGAATCACTTTGCCCTGGCGCACGACGCTCAGGAGCTGCCGCAGCAGCGCGGTCTGCTCGTCGTTGCTGCCATATCCGTTGACGCGCAGCGCCGCCAGCATGGCGTCGGTCATCACCGCCAGAGGCGTCTCCACGTTGGTACCGCCGGTCTGGTCACCCACGATGGCCAGATGCGGCTGATTAGGCGGCAGCACCATGCCGGATGCGCCTGCCGGGATCTTAAGCCCCAGCACGCCGCCCACGTTGATGCTGGGCAGCGTCAGCTTGGACTTGATGCCGCTCAGCACATCGCTGATGCTCTGCTTGAGCCGGGTGATGGCGTTGTCAAGCCAAGTCGTGACCGTCGTCCAGCCCTGTTTGAGGCCGTCCAAAAAGCCCCGCATGGAGGCCAGGCCCAGTGATGCCGTCACGGTGCTGTTGCCGGTGGTGATGCCCAGGATCTGGCCCACCAGCCCTATCACGCCCACCCTAAAGAGGTTGGTGATGGCGCTGCGCCAGTCGCCGCCGTTAATGCCGCCCAGAAAGCCCGCCATGGCCTCCTCGCCCATCCGGCTGAGGGAGTCGGTCAGGCCGCTGGAAATGCCGTCAATGGCGCCGAAAAGGCCCTCGGCGAACCCGTCCACCTTTTGCAGCAGATTGCCGTCGCCGAACAGCGAGTCAATGCCGTCCGCCAGCTTGCTCATGCTGCTGGTCAGCCGCCCGAGCTGCTCCACCTGCAGCCGCTGCAGCATATCGCCCAGCGGCCCCAGGATGTCAGTCAGCAGCCAATCGAAGGCCGGCTTGCAGGCGTCCAGCGTGGCCCGTAGGGCGTCCAGCGTAGCCGCCAGCGCCTCCACGGACGCCGGGGCGGCGCCCTCAATAGCCCAGGTGGCCAGCGGCAGCAGCACATTGTCGTATGCGCTGCCCAGGTACTCTCCTGCCACCCTGGCCAGGCCGGACAGCGACTCCTTCAGCCGCCCGGCGCTCTGGCGCAGGGGCTCCAGGTCGATGCTGCCCAGCGTCTCTTTGACGTGGGACAGGGCCTCCTCCAGCCACTTGATGCCCTCGGCCCGCTCCGCCGACTCCATCAGAGCCTCCTGGATGGCGCTCCCGCCGCCCAGCGCACCGCCGCCGCCCCCACTGGAGGAGGACGACGCCGCGAATTTGTTTAGAGTATCAAAGCTAAAGGTCTGCAGCTTTTTGGCAGCCGCCACAGCGCCCTCCAGGCCGCTGGCGGTGCCGTTGGCGGCATCCTCCGCGTCCTCCAGGGCCGCAGCCGCGCCGCCGGTGTAGGTCACAGCCTGGGCAGTAGCACCGCCTCCGCCAAAAACGTTGGCCAGCGCCTGCGCCACCCTGCCCGCCAGCGTGGCGGCGTCCGCCAGGATGTTACAGATGCCGTTCAGTGCCGGAATAAAGGCCGTGGAGGCCACGGAAACGGCCTCGCCGAAGCTCTCCTTGATGTTATCCAGCGCCAGCGCCGCCTGGCGCAGACGGCCCTCCGGTGTGGCAGCCAGCGCGGCGTTCATGCCGCCCACGCTGCCCTCCACCACGTCCGCCAGCACAGCCACCCGCTCGGCCTCCGTGCCGTACTTCAGCACGGCGGCCTGCGCCTCGTCAAAGTAGTAGCCGTAGCGGCTCAGGCCGCCCAGCTGCCCCTCCATGACCTTGCCCAGCATGGTGGCCACGCCTGTGACCTGTTCGCCGCTGGCCGCCAGGCCGTACTGCTGGGCCACCATGTCGTTCATGACGGGGATCAGCCGCTTCAGCGACTCCGTTTGCGACAGGTAGGTGGCCAGCTCCTGAGCGCCTGCGGTCTGGGCTGCGCCCTCCACCACGCCCAAGCGCTCCTGCTGCTCGATCAGCTCGTTGATCTGCTTTACCTGGGCCGAGCCCGCGCCCATGGTGTTGCGCATCACCTGCGCCAGTTTCGCCTGGCCCTCCGCCATCTCGGCGTATGCCTCCCGGGCATCCCGGGCCAGGCTGGCAAAGCCTACGGCGGTCAGTGACACGCCCAGCACGCCCAGCGTGGCCTTCAGCCCGTTCATCGCAACGTTCATGCCGCGGCAGCTCTGCTCCATCGTCCGGCGCATGCCGGTCATGGAGCTGCCGGCTCGCTGCGCTTGTTTTGTAATCGCGCTAAAGTCCGCGCCGGCGCGGACCATCATATTCCTTACAACAGGCAAGCCACTCGCCCCCTCTGTTTAGGTGCTCATGGTTTCCTCCTCGCCCATTCCATCTCAATTTTCTGCATAGCGGTGTCGATGGTCACCGCCCGCGCCTCGGCTGCAGATGCGTCCGCCGCGGTGCGCATAAAGTGATAGCCCGGCACATAGGTCAATCCGTTTCCCTTGGAGCGGGTCAAAAACCCGTACTCCATGGACGCCGGATAGTAGGCGTAGGTCGTGCCGCTCTGGCTGACACGCCCTCCCGCAATGCCGGGCTGCTTGATTGGCTTCTGGAAAATGCTGTTTTTCGCGGGATCAAATTCGATGTCATACACCGCCTTCCCCCGCACCGTCCTGGTGCGCTCCAGCTTGCGCACGATGCCCCGCCGCAGCTCGCCGGTGTCGCCCACCGGCGCGTTGTTGCGGATGGCCCGGCGCACCACCGTGGCGCCCTTCCCCGCCGCCTGGCGGGTGATTTTCTGGGGCAGGTCGCCGATGCGGGCGAGGGCCCGCTCAAAGTCGGCCACCTCCCGGGTGTCCAGCGTCATGCTCACGCCTCCACCTCCCGGCAGTAGATCTGCGTCCACTGCCCTGCTCCGCCCAGGTCGATGGGCGGCGCCGTAATGGCGTAGCGCCGCGCCCCGTGGACGATCCGCATGTCGCTGCGGATGTCGCTGCGATAGCGCAGCAGGATTTTGCAGGTGGTCTCGCCCTGCGGCTGCCCCATGGCCGTCCACTCCCTGCTGCTCAGCGGCTCGATGTCAGCCCACACCCGGCATACGTCCACCCAGTGGTCGTCCTCCCGGTACAGGGGATCGCCAAAGGCGTCCGTCGTCCCGTCAAACCGCTGCACCGTCACCCGGTGCCGCAGCCTCCCGGCCTCCATCATGTGGCGTCACCTCCCACGCAAAGGTTAAGGTCCAGCCGCAGCGGGCACCGGAACAGACCCACAGCCTCCTCCATCAGCACCGGGCTCTCCTGCTGGGCCAGCACCCGCTGCACCTGCACGCTGCCGTCCTCGTCGGTATACCACTGCCCTGCCATAGCTTGCAGCGCCGCCATCACGGCGTCCACCAGCGTGACGCACGCCTCATAGGTGCCGCCCACGCAGTTGAGCTCGTAGAGCTGGTTCCACAGCTCGCAGGGCCCGTTCAGCGTCTCCTCCGGCTCGTTGCGGTGCCGAATGTAAAACACGAAGCGGCTGGTGCCGCTCACGGCGCTCAGCGCCCGCATGGTGTAGGTCGCCGCGATGGGTGACAGCACCCGCTCAATGATTTTCCCGCTGTCCATTTCTCACTCCTCCGTTCCGCCGAAGGCGGCGTTCAGCGCCCGTGCCACGGCGTAGAGCTCGTAGATCG